AAAAGAATATAGTGGCTATGTCATCTAACAGGGGTATGGCTTTAGATACCTTTCGCAAGGTAGTTGAAGTCATTGAGGATAACCCAATGTTGATGGCTCAGGTAAAGCAAATCCGCGTGGCTAATGGCCAGGAATCAGTAGAGCTTCTTAATGGGGCTAGATATGAGATAGTCGCGGCAACAAGAGATGGTAGCCGTGGTAAGACCGCGGATTTGCTATACATTGATGAGTTACGTGAAATAGATGAAGATTCTTGGACAGCTGCTAAGCCTATTACTAGGGCAAGGCCAAATAGTCAGATATTTATGACTAGTAACGCAGGGGATGCCTATTCAAGCGTATTAAATGACTTACGATCTAAAGCATTGTCATATCCACCGCCTACAATGGGGTATTGGGAATATAGCGCTGATGATTTTGCCAAGATAACCGATAAGAGCGCCTGGTATCAGGCTAACCCAGCATTGGGCTACTTAATTGATGAATCAACCATTGAAGAAGCAATAGCCACATCTAGCGTTGAAGCTACACGCACCGAAACCCTTTGCATGTGGATTAGTGCGCTTAAATCGCCATGGCCACATCAAGCATTTGAGGATTTAGGTTTCGCTGAGCTAAAACTAGAGCCAGGCAGGCTGACTATATTTGGCATGGACATATCGGTTAATAAAAAGATGGCAAGCCTAGTTGCTGGTCAGATTATGGATGATGGCAAGGTAGGCGTAGGCGTTATAGCTCAATTTGAAAGCCAAGTAGCCATAGATGAACTTAAAATGGCTATTGAAGTCAATGAATGGGCTAAGCAATACAAACCAAGGATGATTTGCTTTGATAAGTACGCCACCATGAGCGTAGCTGAGCGGTTAAGCCAATCAGGCCACAAAATACAGGATATGTCTGGAACTGTGTTCTATCAGGCTTGCTCTGATCTATATGACAGCATAGTAAACGCTAGGATTGTTCATGCAGGCCAGCAAACCTTAGTAGATAGCATGAATAACTGCGCGGCTAAGGAATCGGATGCCGGTTGGCGTATCGTGCGCCGTAAGTCGGCTGGGGATGTGTCAGCTGCCATCTCATTAGCCATGGTCGTGCATCAATTGTTAAAGCCACAAAGCAAACCGCAAATCTATGTCTAAAATGCTAGATATGTCCGTTTTGTGTGCTATCATTAAACGATGGGTCTACTAGATCGTTTTCGCCCTGCAAAAATAGAGGCGCAACTTGCACCGCCGTTAATGACGGATTCTTTTAATTATTTTTTACCATTAGCATTTAATCCAGTAGGCAGAGAAGAAGCTATCAGCGTACCTTCAGTTGCTAGGTGCAGAAACCTTATTGCTGGAACAATCGCAACGTTCCCACTTTGCTTATACAAAAAAAGCACAGGCGAAAAACTAGGCAAGCCATTATGGCTAGAGCAACCAGCTACAGCGCAACCAATATCTGTAACATTAGCTTGGACAGTAGATTCACTATTATTTTTTGGCGTTGCATATTGGCGCGTAACTGAAACTTATTTTGATGATGGCAGGCCAGCAAGATTTGAATGGATTGCACCAGGTCGCGTTTCATTTGATAGCGATCCTGTAAGCCAATACATAACACGCTATTACATTGATGGCAAAGAAGTGCCTATGTCTGGCCTTGGCTCATTAATTACATTCCAAGGATTAGATGAAGGCGTATTAGCGCGTGGCGCAAGAACTTTACGTGCTGCAATTGATTTAGATAAATCAACAAGCGTTGCAACTGCAACCCCAATGCCTTCAGGTGTTATCAAGAACACCGGTGCAGATTTGAGCAAAGAAGAAGTAGACGGCATATTAGCCGCATGGAAGTCGGCACGATCACAGCGCGCAACAGCCTATCTGACAAGCACTTTAGATTACGTGCCGACTAGTTTTAGTCCTAAGGACATGGGTTATGTAGACCTAATACAAAATATGAGTACGCAAGTAGCACGTTTGATGAATGTACCTGCATATTACATAAGCGCAGATATGAATAACAGCATGACGTATGCCAACGTTCAAGATGAGCGTAGGCAGTTTGTTTCTCTATCTCTAGCGCCTTACTTGCATGCCATTGAAGGCCGACTAAGTATGAATGACATTACAGCATCAACTAACATTGTTAAGTTTGATGTAGAGGATGCTTTCTTAGCAGTAAATGCAATAGAAAGATTAACTGTAATTGAGAAGCTACTATCACTTGGTTTAATTACAGTAGAACAAGCCATGGAAATGGAAAACCTATCACCGAATGGAAACGAAAATGCACCTAACATTTACTAGCGATTTAGAATGCTCAATTAGTGAGCGCACTATTTCCGGCAAGATTGTGCCGTTTGATGGTGAGATTGGGCAGACATCTGCTGGCAAGGTTGTATTTGAAAAAGGATCAATTGAGATTCCTGAAAACCCTAAGCCAAAGCTTTTACTAGAGCATGATGCAAAGAAGCCAATTGGTCGCATGGTGTCTTATCGTGAAGATGAAGATGGCATGTATGCAACATTTAAAATTAGCAATACGACACGCGGAACAGATGCACTTATTGAAGCATCTGAGCAACTACGTAGCGGCCTATCAGTTGGCGTTGAAGTCATTGATGGCAAGCGTGATGGTGGCGTTTATCGTGTTTTATCAAGCAAAATGATGGAAACAAGTCTTGTTCAAGCTGCTGCGTTTAAGAGCGCGGAAGTTTTGAGCGTTGCTGCATCTGAAGATGATGCTGCAAAAGAAACAACAACCCAAAACGAAAGCGAGGCCGTTGTGGAAGACACAACAAACGCCGTAGCCGTTGCGCCTGAGGTTGAAGCCCCTGCGGTGGAAGCTTCGCGCCCAACAGTTACAGCACCAATTTATGCCAAGCCACGTTTAGAGTTCACCAAGGCTAAGTACCTTGAAAACACTCTACGTGCAAAGTTCCTTGGCGATGACGATGCAGCAATGTATGTCCGCGCTGCCGACAACGAAACAACTACTGCTCCTGGCATGGTTCCAACACGCCAGCTAACAGAGATTATTAACCCACTATCAAATGCAGACCGCCCAATGATTGATTCAATCAGCCGCGGAACCTTACCTGATGCTGGACTTGTATTTCAGATTCCTAAAGTAACTGCTGTACCAACAGTAGATCAGATTGATGAGAATCAGCCAGTAACAGATTCACAACTTACTGCATCTTTCATCAACGTTGATGTAAAACCATTTAAAGGCCGCGCAATTACAACTGTTGAGCTAATTGACCGCTCAAGCCCAGCATTCTTTGATGAGCTTGTACGTCAGATGGAGTTTGCATACGCAAAGGAAACTGATTACTACGTAACTGCTGAAGTTGCAAACGATGGCGTTCTAAACGCAACTGCAACAACCGAAGACAAGACAGGTCTTTTGACTTACATTGCAAACGCCGCTGGTGCAATCTATAAGGGAACACTTGGCTTTGCTCGCAACATTGTAGTATCACCTGAGCAATGGGCAAAGATTATGTCCTATGAAGATGGTGGCCGCCCAATTTACATTGCATCAAATCCACAAAACAATGGTGGCGTTCTTTCACCAGATTCAGTTTCAGGAACAGTTGCAGGCTTAACCCTTCGTGTCAACCGCCAAATCTCTGGAACTGGTGCAACCGGTCTAGGCGATTATTCAATGGTAGTTGTCAACCCAGATTCATATCAATGGTTTGAATCACCACGCTTCCAGCTTCGCACAAACGTAAACAGCGATGGAACAATTGACTTGCTGTACTACGGATATGGTGCATTAGCTACCAAGGTTGGCGCTGGTGCAAACTGGTTCAACAAGTCCTGATCTAACTAACTAGATCGTAGAGTTACCCCGGCGCACAGCCCTTGCGCCGGGGCTAACATTAGAAAGGAAAGACAATGCCTGCAACATACGTAACTGAAGCGGAACTTCGTTCTGCCCTTGGCATTGGTGCTTTATACAGCTCAGCAGTAGTGGAAGAATGCTGCCAAGCAGCAGAAAACGTTGTAAAAAGCAAATTGTGGTTTAATACAGCTTCGGTAGTTGCAACAGAATTAACCGACAATGTAGCAACACTTTACACAAACGTACCACATCAATTTAGCATTGGGCAGACAGTTACAGTTACGCATAGCGGTGCAACATTTAACGGCTCGCACACTATAACTGATACAAAACAATACAAAATCAGTTATGCGTTAGTCGCAGCGAATCAAATAAAATTTGAAGTGCAGCCTGTAGGCACAATAACAGCACCCAACACTTATCATAATTATGCGGCATTACCTGAAGTCAATTTAGCATCTTTGATGATTGCGGTTGACATTTGGCAGGCTCGCCAAGCTTCAAACGCTGGCGGCATTTCACCAGACTTTCAACCTTCGCCGTATCGCATGGGCAATACTCTAATGGCACGTGTTCGCGGTTTACTTGCGGATCACTTAGCGCCGGGCGGTCAAGTAGGATAATGTCAGCAATCTCTACCCTACGAGGAACAATCGCTACCGCGCTAACTGACAATACGGCGTGGCAGGTGTTTTCCTTCCCACCTGCCACACCGCTTGCTAATAGCATCGTGGTACAGCCTGATGATCCTTATATTGAGCCAAGCAATGACCATTACAAAACCATTAAGCCTAAGGTTAACTTTAAACTAGTAGTGCTAACACCTATGTTTGATAACCAAGGCAACCTAATTAACATTGAAGATTATTATCTGAATATCGTAAACAAGCTGGAAGCATCGTCAATTGTATATTCCATTGGCACTTTCAGCGCACCGGCGGTCTTAACCGGAACAGCAGGCGACCTGCTATCCGGGGAAGTATCAATCAGCGTACTATCCGATTGGAGCTAAAACATGGCTGATATAGACAAAGAACGCGAGGCTTTTCTTGCCAAAATCGGCCAGGTTGAGCCAAGCGAAAAAGCACCAAAACCAACAACTAAGAAAGATGAGGAATAAGGTAACATGGCTGTATTTTTAAACAATACTGTTGGCCTAAAGATTGCGACGATTGATCTTAGCGACCACGTAACTTCGGTTACTCTCAACTATGCTGCTGATGAACTTGAAGTCACAGCTATGGGAGATACCGCACATAAGTTTGTCAAGGGTCTAGAATCAGGCTCACTAACTGTTTCATTCCTAAATGACACAGCAACATCAAACGTACTACAGACACTAAATAATGCATTCGGCACAACTGTTGCTGTAAAGATGGTACAAGCGAAAGTTCCAGTAGTATCGGCAACTAATCCGCTTTACACCTTTGATATCTTAGTCAACAACCTAACACCTATCAACGGCGCGGTTGGCGACATGGCAACACAGGATATTACTTTTACGCTAAACTCTGTAGTTACAAAAGCCGACACCGGCACGTTCTAATTAAGTAAAGGGGCAAAAATGGCAAGAATAATAGTAACAAGGGCTGATGGAACTAAGAGCACACACTCAATAAGTCCATCTGTTGAATATGCATTTGAGCAGCAGTTTCGCAAAGGCTTTCACAAAGCTTTTCGTGAGGATGAAAAGCAAGAGCATATCTATTGGCTTGCATGGGAATGTCTACGCCGCGCAGATGCGCCTGATGTCAAACCTTTTGGATCAGCGTTTCTTGAAACTCTAGCTGCGGTTGATGTGGTGTCAGACGATTCCCCAAATGGCTAACGCGCGATTCCTTCACGTATAGAGTTGCTCAGTTGAGCATCCATACTGGAATCGCGCCTAGCGAGTTTATTAACATGGACACAGATTTGCTTAAGGCTTTTTACGAAGTCTTAAAGCAGCAGGCAAGAGAGCGAGAGAATGCCAACAGAGGTAAAAGGGGTCGTAGAGGCTAGGAAGATTTTGCGTAAACTAGCCCCTGAAACCTTAAAGGCATATAACAAAGAGATTGCTGCGCCTTTAAAAGCCATTACCCAGGCAGCGCGCAATGATGTGCCAGGCACAATAGATAACCTATCTCGCTTTAATTATCCAGGTTATGAGCGCAAGAGCCGTACTGGTCGCAACCGCGCTTTTCCTAGCTTTGAAGCCAATGTAGTTAGACGTGGCTTGACTTATTCGTTAGCAAAAAGTAAAAGCAATAGAAGTGGCTGGTCATCACTTGTCAGTTTATTAAACAAATCTGCCGCTGGTGCAATCATAGAAACTGCTGGAAGGCAAAACAGATATGGCAGCTCGCAATCAAAATCTAACAACCCTGATGCCGGTAGAGAGTTTATTGCTAACCTAAATAATGGCATTGGTAGCCTAGAGCAGACCGGGCGCACAGCTAAGACATCTGGTCGTTTGATGGGTAGGAACTTGGCTGAGGATCAAGGCAAAGCCAAGGCCACAATTTTAAAAGTATTGCAACAAGTAGCAAGTAATGCCAATGCTGAGATAGCGAGGTTGTAACGTGGCAATTGTATTTCCTATAGTCACCAGCTATAACGACAAAGGAACAAAGAAGGCAGATGATGCCTTCACTAAGTTAGGCAAGAAGTTCCTTGCCGTATTCTCAGTTACTAAAGTTGTACAGTTTGGCAAGGCTTCTGTACAGGCGTTTAGCGATAGCACAAAAGAAGCGCAATTACTAGCCACACAGTTAAACGCGGTCAACCTAGGATTTGCTTCACCATTTATTAATGATTTTATAGACAAGTTAGAACTGGCTACCGGCGTTGCAGGCGATAAGTTAACTAATGCATTTATCAGCCTATCTCAGGCTACAGGTGATGCAAGCACAGCACAAAAGATTTTAACAACTGCTTTAGATGTTAGCCTTGGAACTGGCAAAGATTTACAGACAGTAAGCAACGCTTTGCAGCGAGCCTACAAAGGCGAAACAACTGCACTAGCACGTTTACGCATTGGCTACACTACAGCTGAGCTTAAAGGCAAGAAGTTTGATGAGGTATTAGAGGATCTACAGACTAGGTTTGATGGCGCAGCAGGTAAAGCAACAGACACCTTTGCAGGCAAGATGCAAAGACTTGCAGCAGCAGTTGAGCAAGCCAAAGAAGCATTTGGAGAAGGTTTAGTATCTGGACTTGAAGATGCCGATGTCAGCATTGAGGAATTGCAAGAAGGCATCATAAACCTAGGTAAAGCACTAGGTACTTTAAGCGCAGCAGTAGTTGAGTTTGGTAAAGATGCAGAAGATACTTTTAGGGGCATTACAGAAAGCAAAGCAGCTAAAGCTGTAATGGCTTTGTTTGAAGGCTTGGTGCGTGGTGCTGGCTTTATAGTTACCGGTGAGCTAGTTCCTACTATGGATTCAGCAAGTGCTAGGTTAGCTGGTCAGCAAGCAAGAAAAGAAGCAGAACAAAACAGGGCTAGGCTAAGAGCGCAAAACGCATTAACAAAAGCTGAGAAGCGAACAGCAATAGAAAAATTAAACAATGAAAAGAAGATTACATCTGAAAAGAAAAAACAGAATACAGAATCCAAGATTATTGATGAAATCAATAAGCGGTTTGAAATGGATCGTATACAAATTGCTGCTGCCCTAGGCGGTCAGATTAATGACGTAGAACGCCTACGCTTAGAACTAATGCAAGCCATTCTTGATGAGGATGTAAAGCGAGCCATCATTCTTGAAGGTCAGTTAATAAAAGCTGAGGCTGCTGCTGCTGAGTTGGCATTGCTATTAGATAGCTTAGATGAAATGGTTGGAGATCCGTTTGCTGATTGGCCTGGCACAATTACACGCATTCAGGAATTGCTTAAGACACTTAAAATCAAAATACCTATTGAAACCCTATTTGCTGAAAAGGGTCTACGCCTAGACCAAGAGAAGATGACAGTTACCAAGCTTGAGCGCATGGATGTTAACGCTACAAATGTTTACATTAATGGTGCAAGGCCGCTTGATAAGTTTGTTAATCCATTTGTACCAGGAACTTTAGAACATGCTGTAGAGGAAGGTGTAAAAGCAGACTTGGCTGAATCAGATGCAG